CACATAGGGCGATGCGATTGCATTGCCGGTCGTGGGATGCTTGGCGAGGAAGCCGTACTCGGAAATACACTCCTCACACTGAATCCAGCGGGATACCGACATCGCATACTGCTCGATCAGCTGGGGGCTGACCAGTTTGTCGCAGCCTCTGGCTTGCAGCCAAGCGTATGTGTTCGCATAAATCTCCGGGGCAGCCAGTCCCTTGCCGTTTTTCTGAGTCGCTTTCATGTACTCCTTCACGGGAGGTACATCAGCACCCACGAACTCGGCAGGTTCGGACATGACCCGAGCAGAGTCTGCGGTGCCGTCTTGAATTTTGTCTACCAATGCTTTACGGGGGCGACCTTGTCCGGGCCGAGGACCACCGCGCATTGTGCCGTCTTTCGCCATTGTTTACACCTCCTCAAAGGATGGGGGTTAATACCCCGTTTGTTTTTGAATTTTCCAACACGTGACCCCGGCACCGTTACCCAGGGCGAGGGTCACAGAGATTTGACTCCCCCTACCGGGTCAGTGGTTATGCCAGCGGTCGCCGCGCTCTGCATGGATCTTGCTATGGCAAGGCTTGCATAATGCAATGAGATTGTCCCTTGCATGGGTTCCACCCTCAGAGAGCGGGACCTTGTGGTGTACTTCTTCGGTGTCCATCAGCTTGCCCTCCTTCAGGCACAGCTCACACAGTGGGTGCTGCTGCACGTAGCTGTCACGGATGCGCTTCCAGGCACGGCCATACCTGCGACGGGTGTCGGGGTCACGGTCATACTTCTCATAACGCTTTGCTTCCTGCTTGGCGTGTTCCTCACAGAACCTGCCGTCAGTCAGCTTGGGACAGCCAGGATAGGAACAGGGGCGTTTCGGTTTCCTTGGCATCGGTTCACCTCCTGTGCAGCAGCTGGTGCAGCTTGTACTTGATGATGTACCAGGCTTGTTCCAGGTACCCAACCTTTCGATAGCCCATGTGCATCACCTCCGTTTGGGCATGAAAAAAGCCCTCGCGGGATTTCTCCCACGAAGGCTCTCCGTATCGTTTTTTTGCTATTGTAATGATACTACATTACCGAAGTGCAAAATAGTGCGTTTTAGTGCGCTCACAAATATTTCTCAGGAATTTTTATTTCTTCAAGAGCTGCGTCATGCAGTTCATAGGTTCGGCGCATCTTGTAGCCCAGGTCAACGGCGATCTCAGGCCAGGACTTATTGCTGATGTACCGCTTCTCCAGAATCAGCTGGTAGTCGATGTTCTCCACGGCTTTGATGGTAGCAACGATGTCTGCCTTCAGCTCCACCAGTGCTTCCATGTCAACGGCGATGATTTCCTGCAGGTCTACGATCTTGGAAACCGCATCCTCCAAACGGGAACCGCCTCCGTTGGGGTTCCGGGGCATCCCTGTCATGTGGGCAGTGCATTTGGTAGCCAGGTCGTTCAAAGCAGCGATCTGCTCCTGCTTACTGCGGATGCGCTCGTCAAGGCGGTATGCCTGGTTCATATACTCTCTGGCTGTCATGCTGCCACCTCCTGACGCACCATGCGGCGGACACCGTTCATGAGAAGCTCACCGTCCAGGTTGGTCAGCATCCCGTACCAGCCGGAACGGAAGAATCGCTCCAGCCTGGAGACATCGTCGGCGTACTCCTTCCTGTGGGGGTGGCGGTAGTGATATTTGAGGGCGGTTTTGTAGTCTTTTACGGCCAGTTCTACGATGGCGTTGGCTAATGCCTGATAAGGGTCCATGTTCGTACCTCCGATAAGTTAGTCCCTCGGATTGGCACGGATTGTCATAGGTTGTCTCAGATTTTCAAGTCCGCTTTCACGGCATCGATCAGTGCCGTCTGGGTATGCTCCTTCTGGGAGAGGGCTTTCATGATGCGGTTGTCAATGGTGCCCTTTGTGATGATGTGTTGCACCACCACGGTGCTGGAGGTCTGACCCTGCCGCCAGAGACGGGCTACCGTCTGCTGGTACAGCTCCAGGCTCCAGGTGACTCCAAACCAGATAAGGGTGGAGCCGCCGGACTGAAGGTTCAGGCCGTGTCCGGCAGAGGCCGGGTGGATCAGACCTACGGGGATCTCGCCACGGTTCCATCTGGCGATGCTGTCCGAGTCATCCATCCGGGAGAATGGGATGTGCAGCCTCTTCAGTCGCTCGGCAATACGGAGGTAGTCATGCTTGAACCAGTAAGCCACCAGGACAGGCTTGCCGTTGGCGGCTTCGATCAAGTCCTCCAAGGCATCCAGCTTTCGGTCGTGGATTTGGATAACAGCACCGCTGTCATCGTAGATGGCACCGTTCGCCATCTGACTCAGCTTGTTGGAAAGGGATGCGGCGTTGGCTGCGGTGATCTCACTGTCCGCCAGGGTCAGCACCAGGTCACGCTTCAGCTCTTCGTAGTGCGCCAGCTCATCCTGGGACAGCTGCACAGTGTATTCGCTGCTCACCAGCTCCGGCATCTTGAGGTGGTCGGTGGATTTCATGGAGATGGTGATGTCCGAGATCTTCCGGTAGATGGCCTCCTCCGCATAGGGCAGAGGCTTGTAGCTGTAGATGATCTGGCCGTTGCGCTTGTCCGGCATGAAGTAGTCGGTACGGTACTTGGTGATGAACCGACCCAGCCGCTCACCTCTGTCCATGATACGGAACTGTGCCCACAGATCCATCAAACCGTTGGGGGTGGGTGTGCCGGTGAGACCTACGATACGGCTGACCTTTGGACGGATCTTCAGCAGCGACCGGAAGCGCTTTGTGTTGTGGTTCTTGAAAGAGGACAGCTCGTCAATCACGATCATGTCGATGTCAAGGGCGATGCCGCTTTCCTCAATGAGCCACTGAACATTCTCCCGGTTGATGATGTACACATCGGCAGGCCGCAGCAGAGCCGCTCTGCGCTGTGCTTCGTTGCCTACCGCCACGGAGCAGATGAGATCCTGAAGGTGATCCCACTTATCTGCTTCAGCCGTCCATGTGTCCCGTGCCACACGAAGCGGTGCGATGACCAGCACCCGGTAGACCTCGAAGCTGTCAAACAGCAGGTTCCGGATCGCCGTCAAGGTGATGCTGGTCTTACCCAGACCCATGTCCAGGAAGACCGTGGCGATGGGGTGTGTTTCGATGTAGTCGATGGCGTAAGCCTGATAGTCATGCGGCTTGTATTTCATTCAGGATTCCTCCAATTTGTTTTTCGTCATCCAGGACATAGACCTGGAAGCCCAGGCGGCGAAGGAGTGCGTGCCTTGCCAGCTGGAGGGGGCGGGGTTTCTTACCGGGGGCCTTTACTTCCACAAAAGCGATACGACCTTCCGGCAACAGTACGATTCTGTCGGGGACCCCGTCAAATCCCGGAGACACGAACTTCGGACAGATGCCGCCGCGCTTTTTTACCATCAGGGATAATTTTTGCTCGATTGTCTTTTCTCTCATAATGGGTTCTCCTGTCGGTTTTCTCGGTCTGGGTTAACCTCGTTGAAGGTCATTTACAAGACTTTTTCTTAGGACTTTTTTATGAATTTTTCCTATAAGAGATTTTTTTGTATTTGACCTTAATCGAGGTTAACCCAGGGGCTGTTTAGCTGAGGAAATCCTCGCCCTCGGCATCGTCCGGCTTCAGCCGTACACCCTTGATAAAGCGCTTGTTCTTGACCTTCACACGGTCAAAGCCCGCGCCCTCCAGGGCTGCGTAGAAGTCAGCGGTGCTGCGGACATATTCGTTGGTCTCCACGCAGTAGTTTCGATATGCCAGATACAAAGCGTTGGAGCTTTCCCGGTAGCTGCCGCCCACCTCACACTTCTCCTCAAGGAAGTTGCCGAACCAGTCATTCTGGGTACGGTAGTCATCGATGGCCTTCTGCACGGTAGCGGGTACCGGGAACTTGTAACCCAGGTCAATGACCTTCTTGGCTCCTTCGATGACCCAGGCGAGAATGCTCTCCCCGGCATTCTGGTAGAGGTAGTCACCGTAGTTCTTGATATCACTGTTGCCCTCGATCTTGGCGTTGAAGGGAATGACAATCAGGCGACGCCAGGTGCCGTCATCGGATGCGCTGACCTTGGGCAGATGGTTGGTGTAGAGAACCAGACTGTGGCTGGGAGAAAAGCTGAAGGGGTCCTTGTATTTCTTCTCTGCAAAGATATCGTCGGTGGAGCAGAGCTGCTTGACGGTGGAATCGTTCAACCGAGCGCCTTCCTGCATCTCAGCGGCAATGAGCAGACGCTTGCCCTTGACCTCGGCCATCTCCGGCTTCACATTCC